TTGCTGTATGTGAGAGCAAAGGCAACTAGCATCGGTGCGGGAGAGAGTTTTACTGGTTCTGTGATGTGTAACTGATGGCTACCAAACGCGAACAGATCCTTGCTCAGATCGCGACGACGCTCGCCGACACTGCCGGCGTTGGTGGTCGGGTGTATCGATCGAGGGTGACGGCTGTGGCCAGGGCCGAAAGCCCGATGATCATCATCGAACCTGTCACCGATACGGCTCAGCAGTTCACGTCACTGCCGAAGCTTGACTGGACCATGCGTGTCAGAGTCGTCGTTGTGGTGCGCTCCGGCACGCCTGACACGGATGCTGATTCGATCATTGAATCAATGCACTCAAAGCTGATGGCAGACCTGACGCTCGGTGGCTATGCAATTGATGTGCAGCCGGTGCTAACAACATTTGAGTTTCTTGACGCGGATCAACCTGCAGGTGTATTCGCGAATGAATACGACATCAAGTATAGAACTGCAGTTGCAGACTTGACCACCGAGTAGGATTTAAGCAGAGGCAAGGACTACCATGAATGACGAGTACAGCGGTCAAGGTGGGTCGTATCTTCTCGATCCAGAAACCGGTAAACGCACTCTGATCAAGCGCACACTTCCCGCCGACACCCCAAAAACTGATGGCACTTCTTCTTCGGAAACGACTGATTCTGATCGAAACGGAATCAGTGTACGGAACGGATCCGACTCCCGATGGAGCGGACGCAGTTCTGGTGAGGGATCTGAACATCACTCCTCTGCAGAGTGATGTCGTCAGTCGCGACCTGATTCGCCCTTACCTTGGCGCATCTGAGCAGCTGCTCGCCAACACTCGCGTTGAATGCACCTTCAGCGTCGAGCTGGCTGGTTCTGGCACTGCTGGCACTGCTCCTCAGTACGGCAAGGCTCTTCAGGCTTGTGCTCTGAGCGAAACCGTCTCTGCTGGTGTGAGCGTCACCTACGCGCCCGTATCCGGCAGCTTTGGCTCTGTCACCATTCACTACAACATTGATGGTGTGCGCCATAAGGTGACCGGCTGCCGTGGCACTTTCGTGATCAACGCGAACGTGGGTGAGATCCCTACGATCGACTTCACCTTCACCGGCATTTACAACACTCCTGACGATTCGGCACTGCCGAGCGTGACCTACGCGAACCAGGCCACTCCGCTGGTGTTCAAGGAGGGCAACACTGATACATTTGCACTGCTGTCCTACTCTGGCTGCCTGCAGTCGGTGACCTTCGACATCGGCAACACGCTGGTGTATCGCGAGCTGATTGGTTGCACCAAAGAGGTGCTGCTGACCGATCGTTCCGCGAACGGCACGGTTGTGATGGAAGCTGTCACGATGGCGGAGAAGAACTACTTCACCGCTGCGCTCACCGATCAAGCGCTGGGCAACCTGACGTTCCAGCACGGCACCACTGCTGGCAACATCGTTGATTTCGCTTCCACCCGGATCGACATCGGTGATGTGTCCTACAGCGACCAGGATGGCATCGCGATGCTGAACATCCCTTACACCGCGATCCCGTCCACCGCTGGCAACGACGAGTTCAGCTTGGTTTACACCTGATCGAAGGCTGGCACCGAGAGTGGGGACCGCGTTGCGGTCCCTTTTTCATTGCTGTATAGTTTGCAGGAGTCTATTTTCACTCATGGCTTTTGTTCGCAAAAAGGTTAAGACGTTTAAGTGGCCTGTGACCATTGAAGAACCTGCCGATGGCGGTGTGTTTGAGGAGTCTACGTTTGATGCTGTTTTCAAGCGTGTGCCTCGATCTGAGTTCCAGAAGCTTGCTGATAAGGGCGACCTGGAGCTGCTCAAGGCTGTGCTGGTTGGATGGGAGGGCATCGACGAGGAGGATGGCAAGCCCGTACCGTTTTCCCAGGCGACGATGAAGGAATTCTCTGACGATCCGTATTGGATCCGTGGTGTGCTCAAGGCTTACACCGAAACCTTCGAGGGCGCCCGTCTGGGAAACTGAAAGGCGCCGTCGAGTATTGGTGTAAAGGCGGCAAAAAAATAGAGGACAACACTGCTGATGACGCTGCGGCATTCGGATTGAAGCCGCAGCGCAAGCAGGCCGCTCCGGCCGAGCAGCATTACGAAGTGTGGGAGGAAAACTGGGAATCGTTGATGATGTTCCTGCGAATGCAAACGCAGTGGAATGTCACGATGGGCGGCTACGTCGGCTTGAAGTACGAGGTGCTGCTCGGTGCGGGCGGCCTGATGTCGCTGTATGATATAGAGAACCCACGCGAGCTGCTTGAGGACATCCAGACAATGGAAGCAGCCGCGCTCGCAGAACTGAACAAGAAAGATGGCGCCTAAAACTGTTCAGCCTATTGCTATTGAGCTTGGCATTAAGGGCGGCGAAAAGCTCGCGGCGCTGAACAGGTCTTTTCGTGATTTATCCAAGCAAGTAAGGCTATCCGATGCGGATATAAATCAAGCTACAAAAGATATAATCGATTTTGCTACCAAAGCTGGCAACAGCGAGGCGACGATCAAGGGCCAGATTAAGGCTTTTGAGGGATTAAGAGAGCAAGCGGCGCTTGGGGGCAAGGCGTATATTCAACTAGGCAAAGATATTGAATCCCTAAAGGTAACTCTCAGGGGTTCAACCGATGAAATGGAGCAGCAGCGTGCTGCTTTTGTTAAAACTGGCAACGCTGCAAAATCAAGTGCATCTGATATTGCCGGAATTATCTCTCAACTTGAAAATCTCAGGAACAAAGCCAGACCCGGATCTTCCGCTTTTGCACAGCTTGGGAAAGATATTGCTGCATTGAAGTCTCAACTGCAGGAGGCAAATGTAGAGGTCAAGAAATTTAACGCAGGCTTCGAGATCAGTCAGCGCCCCGCAATGAGTCTTGAAAAGATTCAGAGGCAGGTTGGCCGGCTTGCTGAAGGTCTTAAAAGTCTTAACTTCATTAGTGATGAGTTTTTGAATGTTCAAGAACGCATTGCATTGCTTGGTCAAGTTCAAGGCAGAACTACTGCAAGGCAGCGGGTTCGCGCTCAAGCGCAAATGTATTCTAGTGCTGCATTTGCGACTTATGCCGAAGGTCCGGCTGGCAGTTTAAGCCTGCCAAACACAACAGCAGCATTGCAGCTTGAAGTCACTGAGCTTCAGCAGAGACTTGTCAATCTTGATAGATCTTCTTCCGATTACACCGCGACAGCCATGCGACTGGCTGATGCGCAGCGTAAATTAGCTCAGGATGTCATGGGACTTAGCAGCGCCTATGACAAGCTTGAGGCTGCAGAGGCTGGTGCTGCGCGTCGCGCTGGCAAAGTTGCTGGTATTCAGCAGTATTACGCAGGCGGCGCTGGTGCTCCAGGTGTGGCTGGATTCAGGGATCCCGCGACTGGAGCGATTATCGCAAGAGGCGCTGGCAACGTTGCTGATCGTCGTGCATTTTTGGCGGCGCAAAGACAAGCTGGCCTGTCTCAGTATTCGGCGCCTATTAGCCCTGAATTACCAGAAGCAATTCGAAAGGCCAATGAGGAAAGAAAGCAAGAGATAAGATCAAGAATTGAGAACCTTGAGAAAATAAACAAAGAAAATGAAGCGCTGAGAGAGCAGGCTGCAATCAATCGTTCTATTGCTCGTGGCAGAGCTAGATCAATAGCGCAGGTTGCTGCAGAGCCTCCGGTCAGAGAGATTAGCGGCCTCTACAGGCAGATTGGCGATATTGGAATGTCAAAAATTACTGCAAGTATTGAAATGATGAGTCAGTCCTACTCAACAGTTGCCACTGACATCAAAAAAGCGACTGCAGCGTCAAACGGAAGTATCGCCAGTCTCAATAGGCAGCGCTCCGCTTGGTCTCTTCTAAGGGATCAGCTTGATCCAGCCAGCAAGCAGTTCAAAGATGTTACCCAAGAGCTAGAAAAAGTTGATCGCACCTTGTCTAAGATTCAACGCCGCAAAGGGCTTTCCCCGATGCAGATGACCCAAGCTGCGGGTGCTGCTATTTCGGGTGGCATCTTCGGTGGCCCTGAAGGCTTCCTTGGTGGCGCGATTGGTGCTTTTGCTGGTGGAGTTGGTGGCGCATTTGCTGGCGCGGCCATCGGCGCTCAGGTTGGCGCCTTCAGGCAGCAGTTAGGTCAAGTAGCTGATTATGTTGCACAGCTTAATCTTGCAAAAACAACACTTGCTGGCGTCTCCGCCAATCAGGATGAGTACAATCGCTCTCTTGATTTTGCTAGGCAGCTTAGTCAAGATTATTCGGTTCGAATTGGAGATGTCATAAAAGGATATGCGTCTGTTAATGCTGCTGCCAAGGCAAATAATTTATCGCTAGAGGACACTGAAGCTCTGTATCGAGGCATTATTACTTCCGGCGTGGCTTTTGGTAAGTCACAAGAAGACATCCAAGCCTTAATCGTTGCGACAACGCAGGTGTTGTCAAAAGGAAAAGTTAGCGCAGAAGAGCTTCAGGGGCAAATTGGCGAAAGATTGCCAGGCGCTGTCGCGAGGTTTGCTCAAGAAACAAACAGAAGCCTTCCCCAGCTTGCCGAAGACTTCAAGAAAGGGGAAGTCACGATTGCAGATTTTGTGACTTTTGCGAGAGGGCAGGGAGAAGAGTTTGACGCGATTGCAAGAAAAATTGCCGAAGGGCCAGAGAAAGCTCAAATAAGGCTGCAAATTGCCCTTGACCTTGCTGGTGAAAACTTTGGGGGATTTTTCCAAAAGGTTGGCGCTGGGTTCCAGGACTATGCAAAAGGGCTTGTCGATTTTCTAAACAATAATGAAAAAACGATAAAAAGAGTTCTTGTTGTTGTCGGGATTGGCTTTGGCGCCCTTGGCAAACTAATATCTTCCTTTGCCAAGTGGTTTGTTGGCGTATTCAATGCCGCATTTACAAGAATTCTTGGAAGCCTTGATACCGTGCTTTCAAGGGTCGAAAACGCTATCAATCGAGCCAAAGCAGTTGAAAGCTTGACGCCAGAAGCTTTGGCCGCCGCGCAAAAGCAGGCAAGACTTGAGACAGAGAAGGAGTTTGGCGTCCTTGGGCTGCCGTTGATACTCGACCAGGAGGCTGCTTCCAAGTTTTACAATCGAAGGTTTAATGAGATTATTGATGCCGCAACAAAAGCGGCTGGTGCCACTAAATTTACTGACAGAGTTCGGGACACAATGTTCCCAGAGTTCACGCCTACTGAGTTTGGGGCTGGTGGCGATTTGCCTCAACTTGGTGGTGACCAAGCGTCTGGCGGTGATGCTGCCGGTAAAGGAGCAGAAAGGCAGGCAAAGGAAATAGCCGCCGCAGAGGCGAAAGCCGTTGAACTTGGCGAAAAGCTTAGAAGGATGCTTAGGGATGTAGCATTCGAATTCAAAGGCGTCGGCGCATCTGCTGAAGAGGCGATATATCTAAAAGCAAGCGAGGCAATCAATGCGGCTATTGACCAGGAAGCAGATCTTCTCAAGCAAATTGACGAGCTATCGAAGGTCACGGGAGAACCGTATGAAAGCCTGAGAAAAGATGCAACAGAGTATGCCGCTTCGCTGGTAACTGTTGCAGAAAAGCAGCGCAACTTAAAGCTAGAAGAGCTGTCAAACAAGCGCTTCTCCGAAATGCTGAAAGGCTACGGCTTCTCCGGCGGTGTCGATGTCAGCGGCAAGATGCTGGGCGCGATGACGCCGCAAGAATTCCCGACTGGCGTTGATAGCATTCTGCAGCCAAATAAACTGAAGCAGAACATAGAAGAGCTTCGGACCAGTCTTCAAGAGCTTGTTGATCCGATCAACCAAATCACAGGTGCTGCCACCGCAATCGGCGACGCATTCTCGCAGTCATTTGTCGATGCGATCAGTGGCTCGAAGACTGCCAAGGAAGCGTTGGCTGATTTCTTCCAGTCCGTTGGCAGCTATTTCTTGGACATGGCGAAGCAGATCATTGCGAAGATGATTCAGATTGCGATTTTGAATAGTGTTGCGAAGCTGCTGCCTGGTCTTGGGTCTAATGCTGGCAGTGGATTCAACCTGACTGGTTTCGGCAGCTTGCAGTCTGATGCTGGGTCTGGAATCTCGGGTTTCATGGCTGGTGCTGGCGGCATTCTCGGCCGCGCCTCCGGCGGCCCGGTCAACGCAAATCAGCCTTACATCGTCGGCGAACGCGGCCCTGAGCTGTTTGTTCCGTTCCAGCAGGGCAGCATCACATCGAATGAAGAGCTGGAAGCGCAGATGCGTGAAACCGGCTCAACGCAGGTGCCGTTCTCAACTTCCGATCGGATGCGTGAAACCCGTGAGGTCATGTTGCCGTTCACACGCAACGCTGAGCAAGCATCGATGGTTGCAGCCGAGCGCGAAACCGCGCAAGCCATCAGCAATCCTGGCCCGATCGATGTGCGCTACGAATCCCAGGTGATCAACGGCGTTGAGTACATCACTGCTGAGCAGCACCGCAAAGGCATGGCGCAGGCCGCTGAGCGTGGTCGAGCGTTGACATTGCAGGCGCTGCAGAATAGCGTCAAGACCAGGAGTCGCGTCGGGATATGAGCGCCTACGCATTCGTCAACTACATCCGCTTCAAGACGCAGGCTGATGCGTACACCGGCACGCCGTATCAAAACTTCAGTATCAACGAAAGCAGGACGTACAGCGGCGTCGCCTACAGCTTTGCGCCATTCGCCATCTCATCCGGCGGCGGTGCTCGCGGTGGCGAACGCTCCAGCGCATCACTGGTGGCTGGCACGGATGCAATCTCCGTGAACCTGTTCGCCGAAGCGGTGCAGAACCGCTACATGCTGGAGATCAAAACCGTCAGCCTTGATCCGCTTACCTTTGCTGATGAAGCACTCGTTGCATCTGAGATCTGGCGTGTTGCGTCCTATGACATGGACGCTAGCCGCGTAATACTCAAGCTGACCTCACCGCTTGATGCCGTCAAAGCGCAGGTGCCACGTCGCACGCTTAGCACCGCATTGGTTGGTGCATTGCCAACATCCGGCGCATTGGTGGTGAGCTGATGTGGCACCAGTGGATCGGACTACCGCATAAGTTCCGTGCTGATCCACGTAAAGGCATCGGCGCCGATTGCCTGATCATGGTCTGGAACGTGCTCGAAGATGCCGGCGCACCGCATCCACGGCTTGATCCGACTTGGCTGGATCTTGCCGAATGGGGCAGGCATCGATTGTTAGCGCAGACCTACGAGGAACTTACAATGCCATTAGATGCTCCAGAGGAATACGCGGTAACATTGTTCTCCACTGCACGCACCATTGGAATTGGCGTTGTTGTTGATGGTGGATTGCTCCACGTCCATCATCGTCGCGGTGTGCAGTGGATACCGCTAGATCGTTGCAAACCGCTGGAGTTCAGGAAATTCAAATGATGCTGCCTTCTGATCGTTACCTCGCAGAGATCCTCGGTCTGACGGAAGAGCAGTACCGTCACTTCCAGATCGAGGTGCGGAAACGCGCAGCTGAAGGCCCGCAGCCTGCAGTGGTGGCTGAGACCGCCACCGTGATCGCCATCGTCAATCTCGTGATCGCCCTTGGCTCGCTGGCAATCTCTACGCTGCTGAAACCAGCCACGCCGCAACCCGGCCAAGCGCCAGGCCAGCCACGTCAGACGCAGGACATCACCGATCCGATCATCCGCAACAGCAGGTTTGCGCCACGGTACGGATTCGACAGTCAGCAGGACATCGCCACACTCGGCAGCATCATCCCGATTGTTTACGCCAAACGTGAAGCGATCAGCGGTGATAACTACGGCGGCATCAGGATCAACATGCCGATGCTGTGGAACCAGATCCTGAGCCTCGGCGGCGGCCAGATGCTGCGTGGTGTGTTCCTGCTGGGTGAATCCACCATCAGCAGCATTGACACGACTGGCTTCGCGATTGGCTCCAACACGTTGCAGGGTTACGTCTTCGATAACACCTCCGCAACAGAGCAAGGCTCCCGCGTCACGGTGTACTTCAGCGGCAACGGTGGCCGCATCGCTGGCACGGATCGTGTCCTAGGACGCACTGAAGCAAACGATGACGGCAGCTCAGGCAGTTCCGATGTGTTCCAGGTTTACTGGAACGGTCAGCAACGGACGGACTTCTGTTCATCGAACCGCCCGAGTACGCAGACCACGTTCGGTGTCTATACACTGCTTGGCAACAACCTGCTGCACAAGGTCAACCCTGTCATCAGGCCGGGTGTTCGCAGCCAATATCAAGCCAACACCACCGACGGGCGCTTGCAAGTTGATTGCCCTAATGACAGTCAACAGATCAATCGCCGTGATAAGTTTCGCGCTAACTTCTCCACCTACAGCGGCGTTATTGGCAATGGCACAGAGCAATCTGTTGCGGTTGGTGCCACTGTCACCTACAAGCTGTTTTATAACAGCGACTGGGCCACTACGTTCGGAGCTGGCGCCGATCAAGTTGAAGCACGCGATGTTGCATCATCAGTGGCGTCGCTACAAAAGGGATGGGATGACAGAATTGTCGTCGGCGAGGTTTACAAAATCGGTACTGCTCTTGCGGTTTGCACCACACGCACTGCAGATCAGTTTGTGTCCGAAGCTGATCTTGATGGCAGCAGCACTGGTGCGGTGACGGTCAGTGCAACATTTAGCGTCGTTGAAGCCGGCCTCGTAAAGGGGTATACCAAGGCGCATTTAATTGACGCTGGCGGCGATGCCGGTTCACGTGAAAAGGCCACAACCGGCGGCCATCTGCTGCGTTATGCCCGAGGTCAGGTTGCTACCACACGCGGCTGTCAGGCTGTGGAGCTTGGCCTGAAATCTACACTTGGCATCAGAATCAACAACCTGTGTAACTTCCGCGACGCTAAAACTTACGAATTTGCCGATACAAATTACTGCGAAGAGTTCGAGAACGCCGACATCGATGAAATCAAAAGCTCGTTGTATCAAAGCGGTGTTATCGCATCGCCGGTTCAGCGTTATTCATTTTTCAAGATCAAATACCGTGACATCACCAGCAGCAGCTGGACAACGCTGACCCATGCCTATGGCGTGCGTAGCGAAACGCAGCAGGCGTTGTTCACCTACATCCGCCTGGAGTTCAGTAGCGTCAAGCAACGCGAATTTATGTTTGAACCGCTATCGGGCTTTGAAATTCGCAACAGCCACTACGGCGCAGGTGCAACGCTTTATGTACTTGATCCAAAGAAAGGTCGTACCACCGTCAGCGAGAATGGAACGACAGCCGTGTTTAACGGCGAATCTGTTGCGCTCAACGAGACCAACTTCGGCATCAACTACGGCAAAGCTGTTGCTGAGCTTGATGACGATTACACCTATGAAGGCCGCACGTTACGTGGC